TGATAGTGATTTCCGTGGCGTTGATGAGTGGAGAACGCCAGAGGGTGGTGGCCTACTTTCTGGTGGTCTCCAGGCTGGGTTCACGGGCCAGGGCGTCTCCGGTATTTTCATTGTTGATGACCCGTTTAAGAACCGTTCCGAGGCAGACTCCGAGGTAATCAGGGACAAGGTTTTCGCTGAGTTCAACGACGTAGTTCTAACCAGGCTTGAGGGTGCGTCCGTCATCGTCATGCACACCAGATGGCATGAGGACGATCTGATTGGTCGGCTTATCTCTGGAGACTCTCCGTGGGAATACATCAACATTGCGGCAATAGCAGGGGAGGACGACATACTTGGGAGGAACGACGGCGAGGCACTCTGGGAGGATAGACACCCAAGAGCTGAGCTAGACTGGCTGCGAAGGAACCTAGGTGAGAGGTCGTTCGCAGCGCTATACCAAGGCTCACCAACCTCAGAGGGCGGCAACATAATCAAGAGGGAGGACATCCGGTATTACGACGTGCTTCCTGAGGGGCTTCGTGACTATGTCCAATCCTGGGATTTGACTTTCAAGGGCAAGGAGGACCGATCTAAGAAGGGGAAGAAAGACAAGGGCTCATACGTGGTTGGCCAGGTGTGGGCTAGGAGTGGCCCTGATTGCTACCTCCTAGACCAGTTTAGGGGCAAGCCAGACTTTCATGATACGAAGTTGGCAATCAAGGCAATGAGTGCCAAGTGGCCACAGGCAATTGCGAAGCTTGTTGAGGATGCTGCGAATGGGCCAGCGATTCTATCCGACCTAAAGAACATTCCTGGGATGATTGCAGTACCAACGAAGGGCCAGAGCAAGGCTGAGAGGCTTCATTTGTGCTCTCCGCTGTTTCGGTCCCATAACGTTTGGTTGCCAAGATGGGCCGATGGAGTGGTAGAAGAAACAGTGTCATTCCCGACCGGAACTCACGACGATCAGATGGATGCTCTGAGCATGGCTCTGAATAACTACTTGCAATCATTTTGCGCTTCGATGGAGATTGACTTAGAGTTCGGACTCAAGGAAGAGAAATGGGACCTAGGCTAATATGGATGATCAGCTTCTGAACGTAATCGGCACCACTGGCCTCAAGAGCTATTCTGGTGTCATCGACGAAGAGTGGCTTCTTAGGCTCCGAGGGAGGAACGCCCAGAAGATCTATCGCGAGATGATCGACAACTCGTCGTCTATTGCAACCTCTGTGAACCTGATTGGTTGGCTAATCCGTCAAGCATCATGGAGTGTTACTCCTTCAATCGAGGGAGACGATTCCGCGATAGCCGAAGCTCTAGACACAGAGCTTGCCCTTGAGGACATGTCCGGGACGTTTGGCGATATCATCGACGAGGCTCTGTCGATGATTTGGTCGGGCTATGCTCCAATGGAGATCATCTATAAGATTCGTAGAGGACCGGACCAAGAAGACTCATCTCTTCGTAGTAAGTATTCTGATGGCAAGTTTGGATGGCGCAAGATTTCCATGCGATCTCAGGATACTGTTGATCGTTGGCTTTTTGACGAAGACGGCGGATTGGCTGGCCTAGTTCAGGTTGATCATTGCTCAGACCGTGGCAGCAGCATGGAGGCTGTGATTCCGATTGAGAAACTACTACTTTTTCGCATATCGAAGCACAAGGACAATCCAGAGGGCAAGTCGATATTAAGGCCAGCCGTAGTTCCCTATCTGTACTCTAAGAGAGTGCAAGAGTTTGAGGCGATCGGAGTTGAGCGGAACTTAGCTGGCATGCCTGTTATGGAGGTTCCGGCAGAGCTTCTTTCTGTCGATGCGTCCGAGAACACAAAGAAGCTTCGAAAGCAGTTCGAGAAGTTCATCACGCAGGTTAGGAAGGATGAGCGTTACGGCGGATTGATTCCTTCTTCTGTAAAGCCAGACGGATCACCCAGTGGGTTCAAGTTTTCGCTTATGCAAGGCGGTGGCGGGAAAGTGATGGATACCGATGTCATAATAAAGAGGTATCGCAACGACATCCTAAGAATATTTATGACTCAGTTCTTGGCCCTTGGGTCGGACAAGGCTGGCAGCTATGCATTGTCGACGAGTCAAACTGGAATGTTCTCAATGGCAATCGGTGCAATCATGGACTCGATAACCGACGTTATCAATCGGTTCATGATTCCGCGACGACAGAAGCTCAACGGGATTGATCCATCGCTATCGCCGAAGATGACGCATGGCGAAATCCAGGGACCAGACTTGGCGAAGATCGCAGCCTATATCCAAGCACTATCAAACGCAGGTTCACTCACGCCTAACAATGCGCTAGAGCGAAGGCTCATGGAGATGGCAGACCTCCCAGCGCCACCAGACGACGAAGAACTAATCGCAGATGTTGAAGAGTAGCAAGCTTCTGATCTCCGAAGTAGAAGAGAGATCAGAGCGAAGGATTTCTTTCAAGTTTAGGTTCTTACTAAGAACTCTTCTTAGCGAAGACGACAGGGCAATCTTGCTAAAGTCAATCAGGGCTGGCGTTAGCATTGGGTCGATAGATCAGGTGCTTGATGCTATGCCGGCGTTGAATGGTGATCTAGATGCATTGACTCTCGTAGCTAAGGACTTGCAACCGTCGTATCGACTTGCCATCAAAGAGCGGTCGAACATCGAGAGTGATATTCACGGATTCTCACACGATGTCTCCAAGGATATCGTTGGAGTTCCTGCCGGTGATAGCGTAGCCGAGTTCGTTAGGAACGCAGCATTGACCAGGGTGCTTGACGTGTCCGACAAGGAGAAGGACAGGATAAGAACAATTCTTATCAAGGGGATATCCGAGGGCGCTACCTCGACAAGTATGGCGGATGAGATCTTCGATACTGTTGGCATCACTAGGAAGCAAAAGGAGATGCTTGATAGGAAAATCGGAAGCGCAATAGATGGCGGACTTTCGAAGACTGGCGCAAAGAAGCTCAGAAAATCAGAGGCAGCTAAGATTCGAATCAGGCGTGCGAAGGCAATCGCAAGGACTGAGACAACTGGAGTCATGGTTCGCGGCATGCTGGATTCCTGGGAGCGAGCTACGCAAAACGGCGAGATGCCAGATGGGGCTGAGAAGGAATGGGTTGCCATGCCATTTGAGACGGGTAGAAGTAGCAAGATTTGCCAAGCCTTAAATGGGCAGAGGGTTCCTATTAACGGCGATTTTAGCACGTCCGTTGACGGTGGGTTCACAGGCAAGGGAGCGCCAGCACACGTAAATTGCCGATCTACGGTAGTACTAAGATTGAGGAACATATCATGACGGATTCAGAAAAATACTTAGACGATGCAATCAGTGCGGTTCGGGAGTCGCTTCCAGCGTGGCAGTTAGCGGTCATAGAGGAGGCGATCATTTCTGGCGTTGTAGCTAGGAAGGCAATGGTTGCCGGGGTTCGGTCTCTTACGAAGTCCGAGTTTGAGTCTCTGGTTTCCGCATACGAAGGCGACGATGGCATTGCTGGTCTTTGTGCTCCGTCGTTGAAAACCAGGCTTCTCCGTAGGTGTGTTGGCAAAGGGTTCAACTCTGGCCATGCTGATGGTGGCTCGCATGTCCACGGAATAGATAGGGAAAACTCTCAGACGTTCAATGACGGGTACCACGCGCATATTTACAAGCTCCCTGGGTCTGGACAACTCTTGATGACCGATGAGTCTGGCTATCATGCACACGGTGAGGACCTTTCTGGCGGCGAGCATAGCCATGAAGCGTACATAGGGAATGAGTGGGTAAAGACAAAGCTTGAGGGCGAGCACTCTCACGAACGTCTCGCTGAGACCACAACTCTTGATGGGTTCCACACGCATACCCTAGTCTTGGCAGATGGAACCGAGATCGAGTCTCTTGATGTTGAGGCAACCAGTGAAGCTATGGAGTCGGTCGACTATTCTGTGTTTGTTGGTGCGAATGGAATCGCAAATATGCTCAATCGGAATCGAGAGATCAGAGAGTACGTTGATCGATTGGTTCTCGCGGCATCGATAAGCTGGGGCGTTGAGGAGTATGGAGTCGATGAGATTGTTTCTGAGATTCTTGCTTCCGAGGATGAGCAAGAATTCATGTCTGTTGCTATGAGCCTTGGGAAGTCCGATGAGCTTGATCAGATAGCAAAGAGGATTGACTCAGTGCCGTTTGTTGGCGACGAGAGCGCAAGGCTAGTGTTCGTTGCCGCCAGCCCATCTCCGCTCGAAAAGGCCCGCT